CAGCACCCCTATGCCCCGCTTGCCCATCTCTCCCCGAGATGGGCGAGTCTCACCGGAGGTGGTCCGAATGTCTGTGACGGTCCCGGACTTACGTCCGGGGTTGGCCGAGACTCTCCGGGGTTCGTACGGGGATGGGTTGCCGGAGCCGGATGCGGAGGCGACGTTGCCGCGTCTCATGGTGGGCAGGCACCCGGAGGCGGTGGGTTCGTACGGGCTCGAGGCGTGTGAGTGGATTGAGGAGCGGTCGGGGCGGGCGTTGCGTTGGTGGCAGGCGCTTGTCATCTTTCGTGCCCTCGAGCATCGGGTGGACGGGTCCCTGTGTTGGGACAACGTGCTCCTCTCGACCACCCGGCAGGTCGGGAAGTCGTACCTCCTCCGGGAGGTCATCCTGTGGCGGATGACGCACACCGAGTTGCTTCACCGGGACGAGCCGGAAACCATCGTCTACACCGCGAACCACCTGGACACCTCGAGGGAGGTGTGGCGTCCGGCGATGATGTGGGCGACGCAGCAGGGGTGGGAGGTCAGGAAGGCCAACGGGGAGCAGGCCATCACCAACCCTGCCGTGGATGCCCGCTGGCTCGTGCGGGCGGTGGGTACGGCGGGTTACGGTTTCACCATCTCGATGCCGGTCGTGGACGAGGCGTGGAATGTGCAGCCGACTGTCGTGGACGACCAACTCGCCCCGACGATGGTGGAGGTCACCGGGTCGCAGATGTGGTTGGTGTCCACCGCGCACCCGGAGGCAACGCCCCTGTTCCCCAACCTCCGTCGTGCAGCGACAGCGCAGATCACCGCGCCGGACGACACCCTCCTCCTCGAGTGGTCGGCTCGACCTGGCCGGGAGTCCGACGACGAGGAGGGTTGGCGGGAGGCGTCGCCGTTCTGGAATGACAGGCGGCGGTCGTTCGTGGCTGGCCGTCTCGAGAAGGCGACGAGCGACGCCTCATTCCGCTGTCAGTGGCTCAATGAGTGGCCGCAGTCCTCGACCCTGGGGTTGGCCGACGAGCAGGTGTGGGGGGCTCTGGCTGTCCCGGAGTTGGCTCGACCCGAGAGGGGTCCTCTGTGGCTGGCCCTCGAGTCTGTGGCGGGTGGTGGTGGGACAGCGGTGGTCGGGTGGATGGACGCCGAAGGCAACGTCTGTCTTACGGCAGAGCATCGGCTCCCGATGCTCCGCGCTCTGACCGTGGTCACGGAGGCGGCGGCAACCCACCCCGGCTCCACGCTCCTGTTGGGGGCGTCGCTGGACAAGATGATTGACCGTGCGCAATTCCCCGGCACCGTCCTCCTCGCCGGGGTCCGGGAGACGCGGCAGGCCACACACCTGTTTCAAGGGCTCTGCGCCGAGGGCAGGATCAGGCACGACGGGGACACGGTGCTCGCGGCACAGGTCACCAATGCTGTCGTACAACAGACCGATCAGGGCGTGGTCATGTCGGGGACCCGCTCACCCGTACCAACCGACGCGGCACGCGGTAGCCTGTGGGTCACTTGGGCAGCGCACACGGCAGCCGCCACCGTTCCGGCCATCTACTGACGTAAGGCAGGCTCATGGCGTGGTGGACACGAACCGCACACAACCGGGGGAAGGGCGACCTCCTGTTCAACGATCCCGATGGATGGGTAATCGAACAGCCTCAACTCCGGTGGCTCGGGTCCGACCAACTCGCGCTCCTCACGACGCAATCGAGCGGTGGCGAAGGCGATTCCGCGTTAGACGTGGCGGAGCCGGGTAACTCGTTCCCCGCCATCACCCGCGCCACGACCCTCATCTGTGACTCCCTGGCATCGGTGCGGTGGCAGGTCTACCGGGGCAGGACCGAGTTGCTTCCGTCCCCCCGGTGGGTGCAGGATCCGGCTCTCTCGAGGCCGGACGGCAGGATCAGCGAGTGGACCCCGACCGGACGGAACCCCTTGGGTCCCGTCTCGTTTTGGTCGCAGGTCATCCTCTCTGCCCTGTGGTACGGGGATGCCTTCGTGTTCGTCGGGAGCCGCAGCCCCGACACAGGCGTCCCCGTACCGCCGCTCCTCCTCCTCCACCCGCTCCTCGTGGACGTGGTTGGCCCCGGACGTACGACAGCAGAGAAGCCGACCCCCGGCTACTGGCTCAATGTCCCCGCCGAGAGCGGGCAGCCCGAGGAGTGGCACAAGTTAGAGCCCGCCGAGGTCATGCACATCCCGGGAATGCCGCCCTATTGGGGCGGTCGCGGTCGCGGTGCCATCACCGGCCACCTCAAGAGTTGGGGCGAAGCGGTTGCGCAGCGCAACTACTCCACCGGAATCTTTGCGGCAGGGATTCCGGCGGGATACCTCAAGGTCACCGCCCCCAACCTGACACCCACGCAGGCCGACGACCTACGTGAGGAGTGGATGAAGAAACACGGCACCATGCCGGGACAGCGCGACATCGCTGTCCTCAATGCGGTCACCGACTTCGTGGCCGTGCAGATGGACCCCGAGACAGCGCAGATGGGCGACGCGAGGCGGCAGTCCACCCTCGACGTTGCCAACGCATTCGGGGTGGAGCCATACATGTTGGGGCTCCCGTCGGACAACTCGACGTACGCCAACATTGAGAGCCGAATGCGGCACTTCGTCCAATTCACCCTCCTACCGTGGGCGCGTCGGATTGAGGGTGCGCTCGACAGCGAGTTCCCGCAGGGCACCGAATTGCGGCTCGACCTCGACAGCCTGACCCGCGCCGACACCGGCAACCGAATCAAGTACTACGAGGCGGGACTCTCACAGGGGTGGCTCACCAAGGATGAGGTCCGGCTGGCCGAAGGGATGCCGCCGCTCCCGCCCGAGGAGGCAGAGCCGGTCCCGGCACCACCGGAGGCCGAGCCACCCGTGTCCATCGTCCCGCCACCGAAGCCCGAACCACCCCCCGAGGAAGGCGCAGCATGACACTCTCGCAGCACGAGACGCGGGAAGCGTGCTTCCCGTTGGAACTACGCAACGCCGAGGCGCTCTCCTCCGAGCAGCGGCTCATGACCCTCCTCCTCGTGCCGTACGGGGAAGTCTCCATGCTCACCAAGTACCCGCAGGGGGAGCGGTTCCTCCGGGGCGCGTTCCGCAAGGCGGCGGCAGAGTTCAGGGGGCGGCGGTCGCCGCTCTACCTGTTCCGAGCCCACGAGCATGACCGCGCCGTCGGGCGGGCGGTGTCCCTGGCCGACACGCCGGAGGGTCCGGTGGCCGCGTTCAAGGTTGCGAACACCCCGGCAGGGGAGGACGTGGTGACCGAGTACCGGGAGGGACTCCTGTCGTCAGTCAGTATCGGCTTCCGCGCCATCCTCGACGGGATCAACCGCACCGACGGGGTGCGGGAGGTCCGTGAGGCAGCCATGCTCGAGGCGTCCGTCCTGCCGATGGGTGCCTACGAGGGTGCCCGCGTCCTCGAGTACCGGGAGCCCGACGAGCCGATTGACCTGACCATGTGGCTCGCACCGCCACCACCCAAGATCGACCCCTCGCAGCCCTGGGGCCGAAGGGTCTAGTCTGTCGTACGACCGGAGGCCGCACTCCGAGCCGGACCACCGCCGTCCCCCATCGCACGCGGGGGACACGGAGAGGCACCACTCGTAACGAGGGCACCCCACGGATTCCATCTACTCCGAAAGGTGCCCCATCGTGCCCACCTACGCCGAGACACTCATGGAGGAGCGGGACACTCTGTCCGCCGCCATCGAGTCCACCGTCAACTCCTCCAAGGATTCCGGCAACGGACTGTCCGAGGACGACAAAACCAAGATCAAGGGGATGCAGACCCGCGTGGCCGTCATTGACGACACGCTCGGGGTCATCGCCTCCGAGCAGGACTCCACACGCAGGGCCAACGAGTTCGCCGCTCGGTTCCTCCGGCAGCCGAAGGCTCCCACCGAGGAGCGCTCCGCCGCTCGAGTCGAGACGGTCGGGTCGGCGTTCGCCGCGTCGGGCGAGTACCGCGACTATGGGCAGAACCCCCACGGCAAATCCGGGTACTTCGAGTTCACGCAGCCCGAGGAGGGTGAGCAGCGGGCACCCGCCATGACAGGCGCGTTCCCCGGCTCGATCAAGGCGTCGCAGATCATCGTGCCCGAGGCCACCGAGCAGTTCCCCTTGTTCGGGCTCGTGGGCATGGAGCAGGTGTCCACCGGCACGTTCGAGTACGTCCGCACCGTGTTCGATGACAACGCCGCCGTGGTCCCGGAGGGCGCGCTCAAGCCGGAGTCCACGATCACCGAGCAGATCACGCCGGGGGCGCTCGACACGATTGCCCACTGGACGCAGGTCACCCGGCAGGCCCTCGAGGACTCCGCCCGCATCCGGTCCATCATCGACGGCAAGTTGACGGAGGGCGTCAACCGGAAGGTCCACGCCTCCATTGCGGAGGTACTCACCGCGTCCAACCTGCCCGCTGTCACCGGCTCCGACCTCCTCGCCGCCATCCGGGTCGGGATCGCCACCGTGCAGTCGGCGGGATGGGTGCCCAACGCGCTCCTCCTGAACCCGATGGATTGGGCAGACCTCGACATCGCCGTCATGGTCGGGGCCAACGGGGGACCGACCCGCAACCAGTCGTTCTGGGGGCTCACGCCGGTCGCGGACGCAGGACAGCCCGCAGGCACCGCCACCGTGGGCGACTTCAAGACCGGGGTGACCCTGTTCTACCGGGCAGGGGTCGGCGTGTACGCCACCGACTCCCACGCGGAGACGTTCACGTCCAACGTGTTCACGATCCTGGCCGAGCGTCGGACCAAGGCCGCGTGCCTCAACCCGTACGCGCTGGCCGAGTGCTCCGCTACCGCTGCCGAGTGATCCCGGTGGGCACCTTGGTAGCGGTTGACGACTTACGTCAGGTCCTCGACATCCCCGAGGCCATCGTCTCTAACGAGGACCTCGAGAAAGTCATCACCGCTACCGAGGCAGCCCTCCTGCCGCACCTGACCGACGACGACCACTCCGCTCACGGCAATTGCGGGGAGGCCGCTCTCGGGATGAGTGTGCAGGTCTGGCAGTCCCGGCACGCGCCGGGAGGACAGATGGTGGGCGTGGACCTCAACCCGCAGTCCACGCCGCACCTGTTGGGTCCCGGCTTGCTCATGAGGTTCCAAGGGCTCCTCGGACCCTGCCTCCCGTACGGGGGGGCGGTGGTCGGGTGAACCCCCTCACCGAGTCGCGGCAGGCCCTCGTTGCCGTCCTCGAGCCCCTCGGGGTGACCATCTACGGCTCACCGCCGGAGTCCGTCACCCCACCGGCAGCGGTGATCCTCCCCTCGCCTGGGGAGTGGTACGTCCCCGCCACCTACGGCTCGTTCGCCGTGCATTGGCAGGTGACCCTCATGGCAACCATGCAGGGGGCCAACGCCGCCGCCCTCGAGCGGCTCGAGGCCCTCCTGTGGGACGCAGACCTGGCACTCAAGGCCGTCGGTGTCACCGGGCACCCGTCGTCACCGCGCATCCTCAAGATCGGCACCGCCGAAGTAGCAGCCACCGACCTCCCCGTGCAGGTCTACGTCACCACCACCGAAGGAAGTTGACCCATGCCCACGACAGCCATCACCGGGAAGTCCTGCACGTTCGAGTACGGCGGCAGTACCTCCGGCACAGCGCAGATCACCACCGCCACCATTGACGAGTCGGCATCGTCAGAGACGATCCAAACCCTCGGGGGCTCCGTCGCCATCAGTCAGGGCATCGAGTCCACCGTGTCCTGTGACTTCCTCTACGACGGCGACGTGGCGGCGGGGTTCTACGGACTCCTCAAGGAAGCCATTGACTCTGGCTCCACCGGCACCCTCACCATCGAGGGCGGGTCCGGGGTCACCACCGCCCCCGGATGGGAGGGTGAGGCGCTCGTGACCTCCCTCTCCGCCGAGATGCCCGCCGACGGCGCGGTCACCTGTTCCGCCGAGTTCGCCATCAGCGGGGCGCTCCCCTTCACGGCGGGAGCCTGACGTAAGTCCGCACCACAACAGATCGGGCACACCATGAAGGTTCCACTCACCGTCACCTACGCCGACGGCACCACCGAGGACATCACCCCGACCCCGCTCGCCGTCATCGGATGGGAGAGGTGGAGTGGCCGAAAGATCACCGACCTGTCCTCCGATAGCGGCGGGATCGGGATGGGCGACATGGTGCGGATGGCCTGGGAACAGGTCCACCTCTCCGGTCGTACGACAGAGGAGTTCGAGGAGTGGGCGGCACGCCTTGACGACATCGACCCGAAGGGAGCCCCCGAGGACCCTACGTCTGGCGACGCGGAAGCCTGAACCGGACGTTGGTGGAAGTCTCCATTGCCACCGGCATCCCGCTGGACTCCATCCGTTGCCTGTCGTGGGAGGAGATTGCCACCTATGTTGACGTGCTCACCACGAGGAGGGCGTGAGAATGTCGCAATTCCAATTCGGCGACATGCAGGGCGTGGCCGAGACTCTCGCCGCCCTCGAGGACATGCGTCCCGGACTGCATGACCAACTCCTCGCCAAGGTGGACGCCGCCGCGAAAGAGATAGCAGCCGCCGTGGACGCCGCCGTACCCGGCGACCCGCCCATGTCCGGCATGGACGACCACGACGGGCGCACCGGCTGGCGGGTGGGTAGGGGTGAGGCGTACTCCCGCCGCTACGACCAAGGGAAGCCCACCGACTCCGAGTGGCCCATCTACCGGGTCGGCATGACGGGCGCGGCATCGGTCATGGCCGATATCTCCTCACAGGGCAACACCCGCTCCGGGGAGGAGATGGTGGCCGTGCTCAACCGGGTGGGGCAGGCGTCCCGGTGGGTGTGGCCGACCGGGAAGGCCAACGTGTCCAAGATCGTCAGCAGAATGCAACTCGCCGTCAACAAACTTGAGGCCGACATGAACGCCAAGATGGAGGAGTAGGCCGTGGCAATCGTCATTCCCATTGTCGCCAAGTTTGTTGACGACGGACTCAAGGATGCTCAAAAGAGCATCATGGAGACGGAGAAGGGCTACACCAAGGTTGCCGCCAAGGTTCACAAGTTGGCCGGTCCCTCCAAGGCCATCGTTGCCGGGATGGGAACCGCCCTGTACACGATGGCGAAAAACGCCGGGGGCGCAGCCAAGGCGCAGTCCAAGTTGGAAGCGTCAATGGCGGCGGTCGGCTACAAGAACCTAGCGGACGAGGCATCCGACTACGCCGAGAAGTTGCAGCACGTCATCGGGGTGTCCGACGAGGACATCAAGTCCACCATGCAGAAGTTGTCGGCGTACGACGCCACCGCCGAGTCCGCCGACATGATGGCTCGGGCGACCCTCGCCGCCGCCAACATGAGCGCAGCGGGGTTCGGCACGATGGACTCCGCCGCCATCGCCCTCGGGCGGGCGTTACAGAACCCTGAGAAGGGGATCGTGGCCCTCGGGAAAAAGGGCGTGCAGTTCACCAAAGACCAAGAGGATCAAGTCAAGGCCATGATGAAGGTGGGTGACACCGCCGGGGCGCAGGCCCTCATCATGGAGGAGGTGGAGTCCTCCTACGACGGGGTTGCGAAGGCGTCGGCATCCGGCACCGCAAAGATGAAGTTGGCGTGGGACGAGGCGTCCGAGACGATGGGCTCCACCCTCGCCCCGATGATTACCCGGGTCAATGAACTCCTCATCAAGTTGGCAGGCTTTGTCACCGAGAACGCTCGAGCGTTCCGCATCCTCGCCATCGCCATCATGGGCATCGCCGGGATCATCGTCGTGTGGGACGCCATCAACAAGGTGATGGTGACCATGAAGGCCATGAACAAGGTCATGCACATCAGCAAGGCAGCAGCCGCCGCGTACAAGGCAGCCATGAAGTTGATCGGCCCCGCAGCATCAGCCGCAGGCCGGGGCATCCTCGCCATGACCAAGGCGCTTGGCTTGCAGAAAGCCGCACTCAAAGCGGCAGCGGTGGCGACCAAGGTGTTCAAGACGGCGATGCGGGCGATGGCCGGACCTATCGGTTGGATCACCGCCGCCATCATCGCGCTCGCCATCGTCATCATCAGGAATTGGGACAAGATCAAGGCCGTGACCCTCAAGGTGTGGGGATGGGTCAAGGGCTATCTCCTCAAGATATGGAACAGCCTCAAAACCGCCGTGAGCAAGACGTGGAACGCCATCACCAAGGTCATCAGCAAGGCGTGGGACCTCATCAAGCGCATACTCCGGCTCAACCCGTTCATCTTCGTGCTCACCCACCTCGACTGGATCAAGGCCAAGGTGGGGGCCGCGTTCGATTGGGTCAAGACCAAGATTCAGAACGCCTGGAACGCCATCAAGGGACTGTTCAAGTCCAACCCCTTCACCGCCATCAAGGGGTTCCTGGACACCATGAAGGGATGGTTCACCTCCACGTTCGCGGAGATAGGCAGCAAGATCGAGGCATTCGTCGGCAAGGTCAAGGGCGCAGCCGAGTCCGTCAAGGGGGCATTCAACAAGGCGAAGGACCTGGCCGACAAGATGCCCAAGCCCGGGAAGGGTAAGAGCGGGACCTCCGACTCCGCCGCCGTCTACGCCATGCCGGTCACCCGCATGTTGGCCGGTGGAGTGCCCGCCCCGACCAAGGCGGCTCCGGTCAGGGGCGGAGGCGGCGGCGGTCCCGTCATCAACATCAACGGAGCCCTCGACCCCGAGGCTGTCGCAAGACAGGTCCGGCACCTGTTGGATTCCCACGACAGGCGGCAGGGTAGGACCGTGGTCCGAGCGGTCGCGTTCTAATGGCAGTCACCCAACGCCCCTACCTCACCGTTGGCGGGGTCACCGTCAACCCGTTCAATGTGCTACTCCCCCTCACCGTCACCATCGGGCGCTCCGACCCGACCACGCAGCCCGACGCCAACGCCCTCTCGTTCGGGTGGTACGGCGAATCGTTCCCGTCCTACCTGCACCGGGGTGCCCCTGTGACCGTGTGGATGGGGGCCAAGGCCGAGCCCGACGTGTGGGAGGACATCTGGACCGACATCTGGACCGGCTCCGCCCCCGACGAGTCCGGCGGCAACAAACGGTTCATCGGCAGGGTCGCGGACATTGCCGCGTCACCCGACGTGACCAACGGGAAGGTGCAGGCGTCCGTGACGTGCATCGGGCTCCTCACCGACCTGGCAGACCTCATCGTCGGGGACGAGCCCTGGCCGATAGACACCGACCTCGAGCGGGTGGAACGCATCCGGCACCTGACCCGCAACGACTTCCCGTTCGTCAATGAGGGAAGTCCTGCCTTACGTCTGCGCCGTCGGGACGTGGACCGGCAGAACGCCCTCGAGTTGCTCCACCTGTTCGCCGGGTCCGTGGGAAGCATCGTGTGGGAGTACCCCGACGGCTCCGTTCACTATCAGCGCTACGACACCCGCGACGTTCCGGTCCCCGGGGCCAACGCCTACCTCCCGCCACAGTCCATCGTGGCCGATGCACAGTGGGCGCAGTCCACGGACCAACTCATCGACCGGGTGCGGGTGGAGTACGGCGACGACCCGCCCGACGGGGACCGTCCGACGTTCGTGGCCGGGGACGGCTTCCACGAGACACGGCTCTCCGGCGAGGCGGCGGACATCGGCACCGCCACCATCATCGGGACCGTGGTGCTCGAGCGGTGGGGGCGGTCGGACCTGTGGGACGCCCCGCAGATCAACACCGGAACCTATCTCCTGGACGAAGCCACCTACGAGGCCCTCCTAGCCCTCCTCCCGGGCGACCCGCTCGAGACAGGCAACCTGACCCCCGGTCCGTCCCCCGGCTCGGGAGGCGGCGGTCTGTGGTTCGTGGAGGGGTGGCAGGAGACGTGGGACCGAGCCGGGAACGGGGCACCGCTCGACCACGAGTTCGCCATCAGCGTCTCCGACGTACGCCGGTTCGCCGTGAACGGCGTGGATGTGAGCCCGCTCCTGTTGTCCGTCACTCCCGCGTCCTGGGTCATCGGGGCCGGACTCATCACCGTCACCCTCACCGTGAACTATCCGCCCAACCCGCCGGTCGGCGTGTTCTCCCTGTCCATCGACGGCATGGAGCCGCTCGCCCCCATCCCGCTCCCGCAGTCCGGGAACTTCGTGTCATGGACCCTGCCCGCCGACCTCATCCCCCCCGGCAAGCATGAACTTCGAGCCACCTATACCGGCTACCCGGAGCAGTACCGCCCCGCCACCTCCGACGCCGAGGTGGTCACCGTCACCAACGCCGCCGCGTACCTCATCACCCTGACCTCGCCCTCCCAACGCCCCCACGTCGGGGACCGGCACACCCTCTACGCCACCCTGTTCCCCAAAACAGGTGACCTGGACGAGAACGTGCCGGAGGGCACCGTCCGGTTCGAGTCCGCCCCGGCATCCGGGACGCCGTGGACCCTCCACGAGATTGTGGACGCACCCGGAGGTGATGACGGCAGGTTGGTCGCCTCCACCTTCACCGTCCTCCCCGGAGATATCGTCTGGCGGGCGCGCTACATCCCCAACCCCGACGAGACGCGGTGGGTGGCCGACACCTCCAACTCCATCGCCCTGTCCCCGGTCCACGCCTCCTACCAAACCCTTGTCTACGAGTGCCTGAACGGGGGCACCACCTACAACGAGGCCGGGGTGGTCGTGCCGCTCCCTGACTTACGACAGGGCGATTGGGGGGACGGCAACGGGGACTACCGCTCCCTCATGGCGTACGCGATGAACGTGGCCGACTGGCAGGACTGGACCGTGACCAAGGTGGAGGCGTTCCTGCACGTCACCGCGTTCCAACAAGGCGAGATAGGCACCATCCGGCTCGGGTCCTACTACGGGGGACCGGACGACATCCTGCACCGTACTGACGTAAGTCAGTGGCCGGTGGGCACCGGGAGGTGGGTGGACATCACACCTTGGGGTCGGCACCTCCTCGCCAACAATCCGAGGATGAACGGGCTTGCCATCGGCCCCGGTGAGCGGGCGGCGGGCGTCCAAGTCGATGTCGCCCACGACGCCGCCAACATGCCCAAGATCAGGGCGACCGGCTACCGATGGGTGACCGGCCCGATTGCTGAGAGGATGTCCCCGTGAGTCTCCTACCAACCGAGGTCCCGGGACCCAACCCCGGGCAGCCGGGGCACTTCGGTCACCACGACTGGCTCACCTCATCGGTGAAGGCGCTGGACGACGGATTCGACCTCGTGGCCGTCCTCATCCCGCAGACGATCCTCTACACCGCGTCCTCCACCTGGACGAAGCCCGCCAACCTTGTCTACGCGGAGGTGCAGGTGAGCGGAGGCGGAGGCGGAGGCGGAGGGGCCGGGGCCACCACCGCGAACCAAGCGGCAGCCGCAGGAGGAGGCGGCGGCGGCGCTTGGGCGCTCAAAGTGTTCAAGGCCGGGGACCTCCTCGCCACCGAGACTGTCACTGTCGGGACCGGCGGCAACGGCGGCACCAACGGGAACTACGCGGGAGGCAACGGGAAGGCGTCCACGTTCAAGACACTGAACGCCAACGGCGGCACGGGCGGGTCACCAATGGTCGCCACCACCGCCAACGCGGGAGCAGCGGGAGGCAACGGGGCAGCCTCCACAGGCGGGGACTACTACTCCAACGGCAGAGGCGGCAGGCCGGGACGGGTCATCGCCGTCTCCGGGGGCAACGCCGGATTCGTGCCCGGGGACGGCGGCACGTCGTTCCTAGGCGGTCAAGGGAAGGGCACCGACAACACCAACGGCGGAGCCGGAGCCGGGGGCGGACCCAACGGCGGCGGCGGCTCCGGTGCGTCCTCGAGGTCCGGTGGGACCGCCTACGTCGGCGGAGCCGGAGGCAACGGGTCCGTCATCGTCACGTCGTATGTTCTGACCTGGGTCGCCGCACCCCCGAGGCCGTAAGACAGGAGTTCGTCATGGTCAACCCCGTTCCCGGCAAGTCCGTCACCACCCCCTACGGCAAGCGAGGGTCCTATTGGTCGTGTGATGAGGACGCCAACGGCAACGGCATTCACACCGGGGTGGACTACGCCGCACCCTCCGGGACACCTGTGGTCGCCGCCCGAGGAGGGAAGGTCGTTCACTGTTCACACGGGTCGGCGTTCGGCAACCATCAGATCGAGATACTCCCCGGGGACGGCACCCGCGACTTTTACGCCCACCTGTCCTCGAGGGTCGGCAACGGGGTCAAGGTGTCAACCGGGCAGAAGGTCGGCGCGGTCGGCGCGGAGGGCAACGTCACCGGAGCCCACCTGCACTTCGAGCGGCACAAGGTCGCCACCGGAGGGTGGTCGTGCGGGATCATCGTGGACCCAACCAAGTCCATCAACTACGCCTCCGAGGAGGACGACGACATGCCGCTCAACAAGGACGACAAAGACTGGATCAACAAGCAGATCGAGGAGAGCCAGCAGGCGGTCATCAAGCGGATGAACGAGTTGATGGGCGACGTGGTGGATCACCCGACCAAAGAGAACAAGGACAACACCGTGTTCGCCAAGACCGCCCTGGGGATGCTCCTCGACCGTACGGGGAAGTGATGCGACGATGCCTTGAGGCGACTCTCCTGGCACTCGCTCTCTCGGTAGGCGTCCCCGCCGCTACCGGCGTATCCCCCGTATCGCAGAGTAGTGGCGGGGACTCGCTTGTCACCATCACCACACAGAACGTCCGGGTGAGCCTGCCCCCCGCTCGAGCCCGCCACGACATCCGGCGGGCGGCGGTCAACTCCTCCATCGTGCTCACACAGGAGATGGGCAGGCGGCGCGCCTCGAGGTTCGCCCCGACCGGGTGGGGGGCCGCTCACTTCCCTGGCTTACGTCAGGGCGACTGTGCCACCTACTACGACCGGAGCACCTGGCGTAAGACAGCATCCTGGACGACGCTCCTGACCGCCGCCCGCTTCCGCGCCGGACACCGCTACGCCTTGACCACCATCCTCCGGGGACAAGGGACCCGTCTGGCCGTGGTGTGCGTCCACCTCATCACCCGGTCCCTCGCCCGCCGAACCGTCTACTCACGCGGCATGGTCCGGCTCCGGCTCCTCCTCTCGAGGCTCCATGTGCCACACGTCGTCGTCGGCGGGGACTGGAACCGGGTGTGGCCGTTGCGGGCACCGCTGGCAGGGTTCGGCACCCGGGAGCCACCGGCAGCCACCGGCAGCCGGGGAGGTCGCATCGACTTCCTGTGGTGGAAGGGAGCCGGAGAGCGGACAATCAGGGTGATCGGGCACACCTACTCCGACCACAACGGCGTGCGGGTAGGACTACGACTCCACTAGGGGGAGGCGACCGTGCGCCGGTCCACGACCGACCTCCTCCTCCTGATGATCGCCGGGACCGTCTGCCTTGTGATCCTGTTCGTCGGCGGGGCCGTGTTCGTGCTCGAGTTGCGGGGCTCCGATACCTCCAAGTTGGCGGGCAACCTCACCGATGTGGTGAACACGTTGGTCGGGCTCCTCGCTGGCTTCCTGGCCGGTAGGACCGACCGGAGGCGGAAGGCGGAGACGTTGGAGGCGGAGGAGTGATCGGGACCGTGGTCGGCTTCACCCTGTCGGCGGTGCTGGCAGGCGTGGCCCTCGGACGTGCCGCGTTCGG